TAAAATGGTGATCTGATTTTTCCTGTGCTATAAATGGCATACGCATACCGCCTACCCCCGTGAGGGATGGTCCGTCACTGCGTTGCTTGAGCGGGAGTCCTTTTGCTAGACAATCGGCGCTGCTCACCCCGAATAATCATCGGGTTTGGCCTGATCAGCCCTTGAGAACCTCCGGGACGCCGGGGGTTTTCTTGTGTCAAGGCAGTGGAATCGCAGGGCCTGTCTCCGTTGGCAGCTTTGGCATCTCAGGAATCTCTGGGACGGGCACTTGCTTCAAGATTGATTCCGTCAGCGTTGACTTCACCTTGCTGACGTAGTTCTCAACCATTGACGGGATGCGCGTGTAAAGCACCACCGTTCCAGCAACTAGCGCTCCAGACATCGCAAAAGATGCGACGGTCATCACGTTGAAAACTTTTTGCATGATGGTTGCCAAGAAAAAACCCCTTCCCTGTGTGAGGAGAGGAAGGGGCGTTTGCGTCTCTGCAGACTCAAGCTAGCTCAGAATTTGTACTTCATGCCAGCTTTCAGGCCATAGCCAGCATCGCTGCCGTCGTACTTGGCGAAGGAAACTTCACCGTAAGCATCGAGCTTGGAAGACACAGCGGCGGAAACACCGGTCTTGGCAGAAAAACCAACGGAGGTGGAACCTGCGTCAGGCTGCAGCCAAGAAGGACCACCTTGGATGTAGAAACTGCCTTTTTCCCAGCCAACGTGACCGTCAAAAACGGAACCGCCAAAGTCAGAACCTGACCAGCCACCGTTCCACTCAGGATTCAGATAAAAGCCGTCTGCGCGTGCAGACAGGGGGGCCAAGGCAAGAGCACCAGCGATGGCACCAAAAGCAAGACGCTTGATCATTTGGAAGAGAATTAACGTTTTCCCTGGCCACGATACTTCTTCCGTCCATGGGACGGTTTTGAATGTGATCCATTACCTTGACGTGTCTTTTTTGGCTTGCTAGGGACAAAATTTTGTCCGCTGAGTGACTTAGCCATCAGTAACCGTCAGTTGACTGCAAGCTTTGATACTTGAGGGCCAAACCAGTAAACAAGCCGTGCTGCGGATGGCTGATCATGTCGCGGCCATCAAGGAAGAATAATTCTTCAAGCCACAGCGTCCTAGCAGCCATTGCTTGCACATCAGACGCCCCCGGCTTGGAGGCAATCATCGGATCAGGTCTTTGCATGGGGATTTGAAACGAAGGTCAGATTCGGCTTGCTTGTAGCCAGCTGAGTAGAAAATGTTGGAAGAGCCAATGATGACGACTACAAAACTGGTTATCAATAACCAGCTACACAGAATGAACCGATAAGGCGACACCATCAGCTTGAGGCCATCAGGCCATGAGCACTTGCAAAGGCTAGGAGCGCCTCGACCTTTGCCTCAAGCTCGACGCAATACTCAAGCAATTCAGCGTTGGTCGGGGACGCTGCATCAGCAATCGTGACGGTGCCGTTAGCTGTTGGCAGGGTGCCGCTAGTTGCCGTCGTCGTGATGTCTGCAACGTGCGTGGACTGAGCGGCAGCCGTCGCACCAAAGAACCCGATATTTGCCCCGCTGACCTCAAGCTGCGTCGAAAGTGCGCCAGCCTTCATCACCTTCAGCTTTAGAGCACCGTCTTCTGACTCATCAGTGGCATCGCTGATGCTGCCCTCAACTGCGCCATAATTCAGCTCTTCCGGCGTTGCGTTGTCGTTCTTGCCCCGGAAAAACACGGTGCTTAGAACGTCGGCATCCTCGCCAGCACTCGATGCGCCGCGCCGGTGGAAAAGCACGATGTCACCACCTGAACCTGAATCGTCTGCCGTGCATTCCGATTGAATCTGCGTGCCCGTCTGGTCAGTCGTCAGATGCAGCGGGTTGCTTGGCGTGGTTTCCCCGATGCCTACAAACTCGCCATACAGGCGCACACGGCTAGCACTGGTGCCACCGGCCGAAGTAATCAGATCAAGGATGCCGTCTTCAGCGCCGTTGGTTGCGGTCTGGATTTGTGCGCTGACCTGGGCATAGGCGTGAGCGTTGCCGCCACTGTCTTCACCACGGAACTCAAGGTTGCCGAGGTTGTCGCTAGCGGCAGGTGATGCGCTGTTGCGATACAGCACCAGATCCGGCGCAGTATCAAGGCCAGCATCGGTGTTCTCGATGATGACCTGATCAGTCGTGTCAGTACTGAATAAATGCAGCTGTGCCGCAGCCGTACCATCACCGACTTGGAAACCTGAGGTGGTGAACTTGGCGTTGTATGCCGAGTTGTTAGTGATCGCAATCTCATTTGCCGCCGTCCGGTAGATGCCAGACGTGGCGTTATCGCTAGCGAAGCCAATCGACGGAGCACCAACCGTGCCATCAGGCAAGGCGCGGAACATCGTTCCGTAGGTGATCTTTTTGTTTTTGTCGGCGTTGGCAGCCTCTGAAATATCGACGACGGGGAACAGATCCCCAGACGCAGGAGCAGTTAGCTCGGTCAGAGCTGAGATTTTGCGATCAGCCAAGGGACTTACCAGCTAGAAGGTTTGCCAGACGCCTGAGTCGGCGTGATTTGTTCAATGATGTGTGCAGCCAGCGTATCTTGAATCTCAGTAACCTTTGCAGCGCCACCAAGCTTGGCCTGCACGGCTGCCACAATCTGGTCCTCGGTCAAATCCTCAAACTCAACCAAAGTGTCAGGGCGATCTAGGCCAACGCTGCCGTAAGCACTTGAGTTGTAGGCGTTGCCCTCAGAGTCAACCTGATCGCTGATTGCAACCACGGTCCAATGGGCCCTATGTGCAAAATTATCCGACAAATTTCTGTCGAGACTGGCGATCTTCCAAACGTAGGTGTTGGCCATGATGAAGTGAAGTCAGGCAGAGTTTACTTAGCCAGCCTCAAGGGCTGCAACTTTGGCTTCAAGGGTTTCGATACGCTCCATTGCCTCTTGAAGGGCCTTGACCGCCTTCATGTAAAGCACGGAGTAGCTCACTCCTTTAGTAACCGTTCCAAGGTCGTTACCCTCTTCATCGCGGTCAGGCGTGTCATAAACAAGACCAGGCGATACAGTTTCAAGCTCTTGGGCAACAACGCCAATTTGAGTGTGCGTCGAATGGCCTGTTTCTTCTTTGAAGTTGAAGTTGCGAACTTGAATACCTTTAATGTCGTCCCACTGAGAGTTTGCATTGACAATGTTTTCTTTTAGTTTGACATCAGAAATCTGACCGTAAGAGTTATTTGTGTTTTCAACATTGCCGTTGGTATATACATAGAAAACCGTGGCACCTCCAGTGGTGTTGTTTGTTCTGCTGCGATTTCCGCGGAAAAGCCAATTTGTAGTTCCTGCGCCTTGACTCGATCCAACAAAGACTCCGTTCCCTGTTGTGAAGTGATGCGTTTGCCCAGTGGCAAAAATTCGCATTTTCTCGTCAGGAGTGCCTGTACCGTCTTGGGTGGTGGCAAAAACGAGCCGTGACGGTTTGTCGTCATTTGCGTGCGAATCTTCTGCTTCACATTCGATTGATGCGCAGATTTGATATGTTCCACCATCATTTCCTTTAAATCTAATTGAGCCAAGACTATTGCCGTCGCTGACAGAAGAATCGTTTCTGGCTAAAATTAATTTAGCGCCAGAAGCGTCCGCAGCTTGTAGTTTTGAAGCACTACTGCTGTCAAGCACTGATGATGTATTCACCAAGAAGATCCCGTCGTCATCGAATCTTGCAAACTCTGTAGAAGTTCCTCCAAAAGTCATTGCGCCGCTGGTCACGGCGATTTGACGATCTGTACTTCCTGTATTGTGGAAAAGAACTTTTGCAGTTGAATCGTCTGCGTTGTCAATGCGAATTGTTGTATTACTTGCAGACTGAACCTCAAGTTTTTCTGCAGGAGAATTAGTACCTATGCCAAGGCGATTCTCTCCTCCATCGACAAACAGCATATTTGCATCGCTGCTTGACTCAACGCGGAAATTACAATCGTTTCCAGCGTCGTTAAATATAACTCCAGCCTCGAGAAACGTTGCCCGTTCTACGCCTCCACAACTAACGCCAATTCTTCCGTCACCATCTTTGTAGAAACCAGTATCAGTGTCAGTCCTGAAACACAGTGATGGCGCTGCGGCAGTGCCGTTCTGCATCAGAATCGTGCCGTCAAGCTCCCTCAGCGTGATCCACGCATCGTTAGCGCTGTTCCTGATCTTGAGTTGGTTGGCCGTAGTGTCTACCCACCACTGATACGCAAAGGTGGTGCCTGGGGAAGTTGCGTTGCTGTTGTTGCTGCGGATGGCAGCAAGAACATTATTGATGTCTTGCCTCACGCTCGCGCCTGAGGCGTTCGCGATTTCATAGTCGTGAGTTGCCATTTTTAGGATTGCTCAGAGCCGTAGCCGACCGCTTGGTACTGGAAGTTGCGACTAATCACAGCGTTGCTGCTGTTCTTAAACGTCACTGTAAAACCAGTCCTGGTGATCGAAGTCACTTCATAGTAATCGCCTGACGCAAGGTTGAAAGCTGTGATGCCAATGCTCGGCGGCGTGTTGTAGAAGACGCCATCTTGGAAAAACGCATTAGTGAACGTCACAGCCTTGCCGCCGGAGTCCGTACCAGAGGTAATAACAGAGCTGGTCTCTGTCCTCAGCGGCATCTTGGCGCTAAAGCCCAGCTCATCTAGCAACGGTGTTTGGTCAGCGTGATCGCTGCTCAGCTCGCATTTAAACTGGAATAGGCGACCTTGGAAGTGCCCGTTACGCAGCGGCACCCAGTCCCCGAACACTAAGTTACTTTCAAGTTGCTGGTTATTGGCGTCCTCTAGTAACAGCCTGTCACCGTCTTCCGTCAGCTCGGTTTCTGCCGTGATGCCATTGTTTGAGGCCCGCAAGTAGACCTCAGCGTTCACGTCGTCAGCCTCTTGACCATCAAAGTCGGCCCATCTGTTGATACGGACTGTGCGCTCATCGATGTCATCAGCCGGATAGGTGCCACGCATCACCAAATGGCGGCTGAACTCGATGTCGAACTTTGCGCCTAGATCAAGCGTGTTGGCAAAGAAATACTCGCCGCTGCTTTTCCGCGTGCCAAGGAAGTCGAAGCTGCCAAGCCCGTTAATGCCAGTGTTATCCGGATCTGCTGCGTCAAAAAGGATGTCATCGATGGTTTCGTCACCATCAATGACCAGTGCGTCGTACTCCTCTGAGTAGAACGTGTCGTTCCTTTGCCCTTGGAACTCAGGCGAATCATTATCCTCACGGTCTTCAAGCACCAACAATCGCGGCTGTGCATCCGTCAGCGTGTGGACAACAGACCGAACCGCTGAGCTTCTGTTGTTGTTGTCGTCGATAAAACGGACAAGATATTCGCCCGACAGTTCCGGCAGGATTGCGTAGAACGTGTTGGCTTTGACGATGGTCAGACGCGAGCTGTTCGGCCAAGTCCCTGAACCGTCAGTCTTTGAGCTGTGGCGGATCTCAGCGTTCAGCCTGTCGCTGGTTGCACCTAAGCCGTCTTTCGGCACCGACCAAGTAACCATTACCTGATTTGAGCGATGCGGCTCTAGTTGTACGTTCAGCGGGTCAGGTGGCAACTGAACGGCTGGAGTTGTGTTTTGGCCGCCGGAGCTTTGGTCTTCTCTAGGGACAACAAATGTTCCAGATGTCCAAGCTGAGTGTCTAAACGTGCCGTCGCGACCAATCGCACGAATTTGATACGTGATGGTCGCCCCAGCTCTAGCGCCTTGAATCGTCAGGTCATTTGTCGTTTGCCTGACAGTTCTAAAGTTGCCATTACCGACTCTGTAACGAATTTCGTAACCGCTGATATTGCCGTCATCATCACGTCTGAAGCCCATGAAAACGTCATTAACAACGTTGTTGTTTCGTCGAACTTCTCTGGTTTCAAATGTCAGACCGCTCGGAGCTGTTGGAATTCTGTCGAACGTCGTAACCGACCGATACTCCAAGTCATCGGCGTTGTCAGCTACGTCATAAATGCTGTCGTTGTGTTGAACGCCAACGATTGCAAATGTGCCGTCACTACCGTCAGTAACTGAGACGCAACGAAACTTCTGATGGGCAACGGTTGACGACTGTATCGACCAAATCGATTGAGCTAGCGGTACTGCGCTGAACGGAGATGTCACCGAGATGACAGAGCCAGAAACACTTTGAATTCTCTTGGCTTCAATCGTCCCGTCAGGCAGCGTTACGGTGATCGTGTGCCTAGAACCACTAGGCAGCGTCACCGTGATATCTGCATCCAATGTTGTTGTTGTTGCTGACCTGCAACGTCCAGCGATGCGTGCACCCTGCCGCATCTCATCGGCAACAGCAAATACCTGACCAGGCAGAACAATTGCGCCTTGCAAGCCAGTAGAGAACGTGACGGTTTCGCCGTCTAGCTCTTCAGATGCCATCATCCAGCGGCCCAGGCGAAATGCCTGATTGCGTGATGTACAGCCAAAAGCGACAACCTCGCGGACTTGGTAGCCGTATTTGGTGATCAGCGCGGCGTCTTCGACAACAACGAAGTTTGGTTTATAAAAATTGTCGGGGTCGTTGTATCGGACGCGGATGCTGGTGCTGCGAGTTTTAAGAGATGAACCCGTGTAGTTAAAAACGCCTTCAATGACGTTGCTGTTTGTATATAGGTGAACTGGATCAACGGCAGAGCCGTCGAGGTTGCCGTGATCAGCGGCTAGTTGCACTTCGTTAGTGCTCCAGTAGGACATCCCACGAAACACCGAGGCGAGATCTTGCAGGACATTAAAAGCCGCCGCACGGCTACCGATGACAACATTGCAGGCAAACCGTGGCTCTTGTGAGCCGTCTTGGTTCCTAACGTATTGGTTAGCGTATTGAATTAGAGGATAAAGGTCTGTATAGCTGAGATTTGACGAGTCAACAAAATCACCGCACCCGTACCTGTTGTTGAGCACCATGTCGGCAAAAATGCAGACAGGGCAAGTCGTCCAAGCTGTGCGAGTTCTACCGTCAAAAGCAACGTTGTCAGCAAAGGCCAAGCTGCCATCTGCTGTGCGGACTCTTGCGTTGTGAGGAATTTTGACCCGTCGCCCTTTAATTAAATAAGCACGGCTCGGGATATTGCTGAATTGTCTTGTGTTTAATTCAACGCCGACACAAGCTGTAAAAGGATACGCACTACGAATCTCTTGTCGCTCAATGATTGAAGTCCAGATTAATTGATTAGCTCGACCGTTAGCAAGAGGAGTTGTTCTAGATATCTCCTCAAAGTTTGTAAACTTGACCTCAAAAAAATCTTCTCTAAGGTTAATTTTTTGAACTTTTATGTTCCAAGGATAGCCGCCCCCTCTTCTATCACGCGGAAGCTCAATGACTGGTGTTTTAATTTGATAGTCGGTGATTGACGTGCCGGTAATTGTTCTATCAAACTGTCTAACATAAGCAGATCCCTGTCGCTGCACAGAAACAATAATACGGATGCTGCCGTTGAAAATCTGACCTCTTGCTAGCCCCTCTTGAGCGGTAGAAAACAAACGAGGAATGGTAAACAGCAGCTGGACTGAATCAACTTCCGAGTCAGTTATCTGTCTTATGACAGTGCCAGCGCCATAATTCCTAGCCGTTACTTCATTATTGCCGTTTACTGTTTCGGAATAATTTTGGCCAACCTCAGTGGCAACACTTGTGATTGTTGTTGTTGCATTACCTGCTTGAGGGAGCCTTGATTGTCTTCGACCGCCTAAACGATAGTCAAGATCGCGATCCTCTCTGGGAAAGTTAAAACCTGAACCTGTACGCAAAGGCGTTTCATCAAAGAATACTTGTTCGCCAAAGTTGTCAAAACCCTCAATAGGGCCTTCACACAAAAGGTCAACAATGCGGATGCTGGAAGTAGAATTAAGTGCCATGGTTATGAAATGCTAGGGTTAAATCCATGCCGGACAATAAGCTCTACGGAGGAATCAACCGACACATCGATAATTGTGATGTCAAGCCTATAAAAATCTATGTTTGACGCTTTGTTCGGGTCAAACTTGTGATACCATCTATATCTGCCCATTGTTAAGCCTTGTATAGTGAATGTATCACTGGCGTGAATGTTAGTTGTGCCATCTTGCCTCGATTCTATCTTGTAAGTTATAAAGGCATCTGTCTTTGTAGAACCTTCACCGCTAACAAACTCAAACAGCTTGTTTACCTCTAAAAACACAAAATACTTGTCTGGATCTTGAGTCGGGTTTCCTGAAAATTCAAGGCGAAAATTCTTTGCAGTCGTTACCTTGTTATCACGCTGGATGTTTGTAAATCTATCCGCAGAGTCTGAGCGGTTGAGCTGAAATGAAACGTTGTTCCAACGTGCGCTGTCGTCTCTTCGCCTTCCAAACCGAAGCTTGTTTCCATTGACCGTCATGGTGCGAGAGCCCGGCGTTCGGGTGAATTTTTTAATCGGATCAGATTCATCGGTAACATCAACATCCGCTGAGATAACGTGCGAGCCGATTAGAACCTTGCCGTAAGCCACTGGGATTGTGGCACCAACGCCGACCGTGTTTTGTGCGCCCAGATAAGCGTAAGACTGCTGTCCATTAGATCCGCGATTCACTGATTCTGGTCTCGTAGCCCGAAAGTCGTTTCTAGTGCTTACGCCACCGTTAGGTAGCTCAGGCTGTGGCGACAACATCTGCGTTACGCCGCCCAGCACCAAGCTCGCGCCAATGACACCAATAGCGGCAGAACCTGCACCTGCATATATACCAGTTGCAGAAGCTGTTGTTACAAGGGCGCCTGCACTCGTTCCAAGACCCGTGCCTCCAGCAAACAACGCGGAGCCTCCAAAGGTTACAAAGGACAAACCAATTAAGGCAATTCCTAAAAAAATTCTTCCTGCGCCACTGCCTGCACCGGCAAGCACGGGAGTCACGATTAAATCGTTCTGCCCTATTGGCAAGTGCAATTCATCAGGATTCAGGTCAACACCAGCCTGCAGAACCCGGTAACCAATGCCGCTCTCATGCGCTGTCGCTAGCTCATTCCTGAACTCTGGGTAGTTGATGCACAGCAACTTAATGGCATCAGCGGGCGTGCGGACGTTGAAAAAGGTGTGCTCAGAGCCGTGCCGCTCACCTAGATCACCCAGCAGTCGAACGACTTGCTGCTGCATATCGAAAGACCGCCGCAACCCTTGCCAAATAGTATCTGTTGAGAGGGACTACCGCACTTAGGGAATCACGTTGCTGGTGCAGGATTCGCTCATGTGGCAGCAAGACAGCGGCGTGCATCGGCGTGCGTGTGCCGATTCTCATGATCAATACATCACCAGGCAGCCGCGTTTGCATGGTCACCTGCTTAAAGCCAATCCGTTCCGCTTGATCCAGGAAGATGCTTTCGCAGGTATAAGTGCTCTCTGGCCGCTCGTAATCCGGCAGGTGGATGCCTTGCAGCTTGAACCAATCACGCACCAACGTGAAACAGTCAGCTTTGCCGTACTCCCATTCGCGACCGATCAGGGATTGATAGTTGACCATTTGCGTTCAGGCATCTGCCAAATGTGCCACGGGACAGAGCCATGGCTACACACAGTTTGATCTGACTCGCTTGCGGGTCCACCTTGCGGATGCGAGTGAACAACCGCTTCAACTTTGCCCATCATTGCCGCAACGGCGTAATCACGCGGCTCCAACACAAACGTGTCCTCTGGCGCATCTGCTGCGTTCCTGCAGGGCCAATACTGCCCATTGACGACAAGACCACACGATTCGCGAGGGTAAGACCGTGCAGCGTGCGCTTCAGCGTCACATCTGAAGTCGGGCACCTGGGAAACCTCCAAATGGCAAATCACCGCTAGGGAAACGCAGCGTGCAGCTGGTGTAACGCTTGCCGCAAACATCGTTAGCCTGGGTCGTACGTCGGTTATTGATGTCGAAATAATTTGTGCCTGTGTAACCGCATTCCGTGCCTCTGTACTGCCACGGGCAATGCTCCACGACTTGCCGACGCGGCAGCAAAACGTTGATTAGATCAAGCTTGCTGGCTAGCTCAAACTGGACCATTACAGGATTTTCAGCGGCTACTCGGTCGATATAAAAAACCTGATCCTCAAATTTTGCGGATGGATCAGCAGTCGCGTTGGTGCCACCCTCAAAGTTCACAGCATCCAAAAACTTCTTACAGGTTTGGATCCGTGTCACTTTCGCCTGCAACGGGTTGTAGAGCAACAGCAGAGCCGAGATGGCGTTTCCTGTGTTTGCGATCCGCATAGTCGGGCGAGGCATAACGCCCTTTGTAGATGCCTCAAAGCCATCAACTTCAATGGCTGTGGCTGTGTATTGCTGACCGGCAAAAGTGACGTTCGCGGTTAGATCGTTCGTTCCTGCGTGATAGTAAAAGGTCTCATCAACGCCGTTGACGGCTTGCGTCAGCTCTAGCTGAAACAGCTCAATGATCGCGGACGGCTCCAACGATTGAAGCTGCTCTTGAATCGATTGCGGAGTGCTCATGCTTCAAACACCTGCTCGAAAGTGGTCGTCAGCTCAACGCGACCCTTTGTGGTCATCGTCTTGTTCCAAGACCTGCAACGCACCTGGATGCTGCTGCTTTCGCTTGGCGGCGTGAAGGTGAACTTCTCGGTGCCACCGCGAGCGTCTAAGAACGCCTCAACGGTGTCTGATTCCGATTCAGACAGGTTGTAAGTCAGCGTGTAGGACTTCGGGTTTTGGTTGATGCCGAGACTGCCAACCTGCTCGTAGCCACTGCCAAAACGTGCCCGTCGCACGATCGGCTGGCTGCTTTTGGTCGTGCCGTAGATAGGCGGAATGTTGACGGATGAATCCCAGCTACTGGTCATCGGGTTAATAGTCCTCCAGGTCGTTGTTGCCTGATTATCTCGTTCTGTACAGCAGCACCGATAAGAGCACCAAGCTGACGGGACGAACCTTCATCGCCCTCCACGCTAGAGCCGCTGGCATCAACGTTCACGGTGACGTTGGCGGACATCCCGCCGCCGCCGCCGAGTCGATGATTCGGGATGATCGTGCCTGCCGTATCAGGTACGAACAGCTCAGGACCGCGCTCACCGACGATTGAAGGACGACCTACGGGAGGGCGGCCGCCATCTGCAAAGCCGAAGATCTTGAAGCCTTTGAGGGCGTTCATCAGCTGTTGCTGAAGTATTAGCTTTGCCATCTGTTTGATGACGCCTAAAAGCGCATCACCCAATGATTTAGTTCCTTCGACCGCCGACATCAATGCATCAACAATTCCGCTCCGGATGGACTCGTTAAGTTGTTCTGCCTTGCGCTTTTGCTCTTCCATTTTTGCTTTTAGCTCATCTTGATTTTTCTTTTGCTTTTCTTCTAGTTCCAATCGTTTCTTAATTTGTTGCTCTCTTTCATACTCAATATCAAGCTGCTCTCGCATCTTCGCCAACTCATCGTCTTTTAGATCTGGAAACTGTCTGTTTAGATTAAATTTGTTGATAGCAAGCTGAAGTGCATCGCGCTCTTGGTCATTGGTCGCTAAGAGCAGCAGATTCTCTTGTTTCTTTGAATGGATTAACTGCTGCAAAGCCTCTCCCTGCTGCTTGATCCGCTCAAGTCGAAGTTTCTCTTCATCAGTAGGTTCTGTCGGCTGAAGCTTTTCTTCTTCAGTTACCGGGTCTTTAACCCTAGGGATAGATTTACGAAGTGCCGCCGCATCGTCACGCAGTCGTCTCAGCTCACGCTTGATTTGCTGCGCTTCTTTGCCAGTTGCGCCCTTTAGCTCTAACTTTTTGAGGCTTATCTCTTGTTCAGTTTCAATCAACTGTGCGCGAGCCGCTTGTATCTCAGCAGCACCGCCACCGACGGCAGCATCAGCGATCCTTTCTGATTCATTCCTATAGCCTGCCAAAGCGACTGCCGCCGTTGTGATTCCTGCCGCTAAAGCGACGAACGGGTTTGCTACCACCAGAGCAAACAGTGTTTTGATGACAGGAATCGCCGCTAGTGCTGCTGCTTTCAAGCCGACGATTGCAGCTGCTGTTGCACCAATGCCCAAAGCAGCCTGACCAACAGGCGCGGGAATACTGCTAACAATGTCAAACAGATCTGACAGCGCCTTTGTTGCGCCAATCACTGCGGGCTCTACGCCCTTGGCTAGACGCTCTTGGAAGTCTCTGAAACTCTCCCCAAGCGAATCAATCGCGCCAGAGTAACCAGCTGAACCGGCGGCTCTTGCTGCATTTGCATACTGTTTCTCGATCTCTCGCAGAATAAAATCCTGCGCTTCTAGCTCTTTACCTGACTCGACAAGTACCTTGATCTGCTCTTTCTGCTGATCAGTGAACTGTGTTCCTGAACGAGACAACGCGGTAAGGCCACGCACAGGATCTTGCAACGCCTTAGCGAGTTGCAGAAGTGAGCTGTTCACATCCTGACCAGTGAGCGTGGCAACGTCAGCAGCAGCTTCAGCAACACGCTCAAAGCTCTCGACGCCAATACTCTGGAAACTTGTCAGTAGTGCAAAGCCTTGAGTGAATTGCTCTTGATCGAACAATGTGGCCTTGCCCAGTTCATCGGCGGCTTTCTTTAATCGCTGTAGATCTTGCTCACCTCTACCAAGTTTTTTGAGTCCGTTGGTCAGTGCAGCGACGTTGGCCTGGCGTTCGCCTAAGACACTGAGGCTACGGCTGAAAAACGTAACCGCGCCTGTCAACGCAACAGCGGCTCCAACAGTGGTCCGAAAAGACACACCCATGCGCTGGATGTTGCCCGTAGCCGTTGCAGCCCTCTTCTCTGTCTTGCCGAGCGTTTGATTGAGCTTTTTAGACGCGTCGTTGGTCTTCTTCAGCGCGTTAACCGCTTCACGCGCGTCTACCCTGAGCTTGACGTTGGATTCAGCCACGACAACTCAACGGCGACAAAACAAGTCTACCGCCGTTGTCTCCTAGCGCGCTCTGCCGCCTTCTCTTCACGTTCTGCCTTCACTTCAAAATACGCAGCGAAGTGAACAAGCTCCGCATCGGTCAGCTCAGTGCGAAGCCTGCTGACTGTCATGCCTAACTCGCAGGCCAAGTGGAACTCAAAATAAGTCCAGCTGTCCTGCTTCAGTCGTTTTTTGCGTCTTCAAGGCTGGCATCCTCGCCAAGGCCAAACAAGAACAGCTCAACGTCATTCAGGACTGACTCAGGCAGTTCGCGTTGCAGCTTTGGAGCATCAGCAGCCGCGAATGCTTTTGTGCCATCCTCAAGCTCAGCCATCTGGCAAAGCATTTGAGTCGAGAGGTCTAGCGCCTCTTCGCTGCCCGCAAGGTTCTGTGCGCGCTTGCGATCGGCTCGCGTGATCGGCTTGAAGTACAGATCAATGATCTTTTCGCCGTCACCGTTTTTCAGTTCAAACTTGCGACGCTGGTTGAGGTCAAACGCCCCAACCAGTAGATCAACCGTTCTTTGAGTCGCAGGCATCAAATACCAGAAGTGATAGTACCGTTGGCTGTGAAGTTGACAGTTACAACTTCAATCTCGCCAACAGTAGCACTGAACTCTGCGTTGGTAACTAGAGCAGCAAATGACAACTTTTTGTCGCCACTTTCATCTAGATACAACTCAAAGTTTGCGTTAGCCGGATCTTCAGTGGTCAACGCTTCATTGAACAGGTCGAGTTTGTCACCTGCGCTAGGCGCGTCATAGAGCACCTCGCAAGAGCCAGATCCACTAACAAGTCCGCCGACATAAGCGCGGAAGGTGTCGCCGTGATCGGTGACCTCTAACACTTCTTTGTCGACTGACATTGACCACGACCGCACGGCTGCGATCTCAGAAAGTGCCCCACCGGCTGCGTCCTTGTCGAACTTAACGGTGCCCTGTTGTCCGCGATAGAAAGCCATGATCAGATAGAGGTAGTGATGGTGCCGTTAGTGGTGAAGTTAACGGTGATGATCTCGATCTCGCCAACCGTTGCGGACAGCTCAGCAGAGTTCACAACAGCATCAAAGCTGATTGACTTGCTACCGCTTGTATCGAGGTAAAGCTCAAACAACGCCGTACCTTCGTCGGTTGCGGTGTTGATGTGATCGATAAACGCTGCCGTCTCGTCAGAGGATGAAGCGGTGTAGATGACTTCTACGCTGCCGGTGCCCTGGATGATGCCGCCGACATTGCCGCCGTAGGTGTCGCCCATCACGGTGGTGCTCAGCACCTCTTTGTCGAGGCTCAGCGACCACGACCGGGTGCTGGTAATTGCAGAAGCGGAAGAGCCAGCGTCGTCAAATTTGACGCTTCCCTCCTCACCGCGAAAAAAGGCCATGGTCAGAGTTCCTCGATGAATTCAAAGGTCACACGGACCTGAGTTTGAAAATAGCCCTCGGGAGCTGGTGAAGCCAGTGCCTCTGGACCAACGGGAGCGTCGAAGTAAACCCCCGACACGATCACCCTATTGTAAAGGTCTCGAACGCGCTTACCAATTACATAGTTGCCACCAGGACCAACACCTTGCGGCGTGAAGATGTTGATCAGGACAAGGCCAACCATGCGATTGTCTGAGTCAGTCGTGCCGCCAAGGCTCAGATATTCGCTAGACCCAAAAGTTGTCAGACATTGCACCCAAGAGCTGTTAGGCGTTGGCTCATAGGCCATGTTGTGGAACACCACCGGCAGCGCAGGGCTGTTTGCAAGCTCCGTCGCCAATCGACCTTCAATAGTCGATCTGATGGTGTTGAGATCTGCTGCGGCCATCAGTCTTTAGCGACAATCCGACGATATTGGGTCTTGGACCACGCCTCAAGTTCTTTGCCGATCAACTCAGGAAAGCCTGGCGGCGGGCTTGACCTAGGCACGTCACCCCAAGACGGGGGCAGATTCGTGCCAAAACAGACCGGCTCGGCGTACTCAACAGGATTGGTGATCTCGCCCAAAAATGGCTCGATCGTGTGTTGCCAGCCATTCACAAGGTTGCCTGTTCTGACAGGGGTCTTTTCTTTAACTCGTCGCTCCCACTCAAGCGTCGTCGCGACCACCAACTGCTGAACCTCAGTCCTCATGTGGTCAGCAATCTGCGTGATCTTGATCTTGCGCGTCATGGCTAGGCCCTCAAGATCAGCTCATGAGTGATCGCCGTGTTGTCCTGCTCAGTCGTCTGCACAGCGATGATCTGATGAACCACGCTGTTGATCAGCACCACGTCCTTGGTTTCAGGTGCCGTCGCAAAGTCATCAGCAGCCACCGTGAGCCGCTTGTCACCAGCTTGAATCAGTTCGTTGACCTCACGCAGCGCCACATCCTCCAGCACGCCTTTCACGTCCGTGTCGGAGTTGCTTTGACTGATGACGCCCGTGGTCGTGTTGTATGACCCGGCAGTGACAAACCGAACCGTCACATCACCGCCAAACTTGTCGATGATCGTTGACGCAACTTTGGCCAGCGAATCAGCAAGTGCCATCAGACGCGATAAGCAAGGCAGGCACCGCTGGTCAGCGTGATGCTCGTGATGATGCCCGACAGCTTGGTGTCAGCCACGAAGGTCTCACCGGCCAGGCTATTGCCGGTTGCGTTCTGCACAGTGATTGCACTGATCACGGTGTCTTCCTTGAAGTAAATCAAGCAGAACCGGCCAGTGTGCTCAGCGGTGTCTGAGATGAACTCGAAGCCGCCTTTGAGGTCTCCGTACATGGTCAGCTCCGTTTGATAGCGATGTTGCCCGGTCCACTAATTCTAAGACCCGTCAAGTACCTTTCAAACATCGGCGGCACATGATCTGCACCGACAGCACCTGTCTTGTCTGGTGTGACGTTTAAGCTACCGATCTGAACGTTCTTAAAGTCGTTCAAACCACTGAGGCTGATGCCGTCCGTGTTGTTCTTGAGGTAGACAGCAAGCTCAATCTGAGCGCGCTTGATCTGATCAGGAATCTCAGTCTCTGAGAAGTAATCCTCAGAAATGCGAAACGGAAACCCCGTTGCGTAAGTGTTCACGTACGTGTCTGGCCGCCTGACGCCAGTGCGCGGGAACTGCAGCGCCTGCGTGTTGGTTGCCCTTGCGCCAATAAATCTTTCGCGGTCCAGACGTTGCGCCGCTGCTGCTAGCGCCCGGTTGCGTGTGTCGTCGGTGCCAGTCGTCCACTTGCTCACGTCAGTGGACTCAATCATGGCCTCAACGAACGTGTTCGCCTCACTCAGCGTTATGTAGCTGTTGGCGTTTGCTCCGCCCGCTGTTGCGTCGATTGTTACGGCCATTGGGCTTCACAGTAGAAGTCTTTTTTTCAACGTTTGAGGGGGCAGAGGCCGCCGCTTTCGCAGCAGCCTCACGTTCCCGCAGACGCCGAAAGGCGTGCATTGCCATCAGGAGCTAGCGCCCTTAAGAGCAACGAAGTTCACAACGATTGCCTCGCCAAGTGAACCGGCGGACACGTTTGCAACCGTGATCTTGAAAGATCCGGCAGCAATCGAGTTTGCCTGCACAAGATAAGAACCAGCAGTTCCACCGGAACCGTGGTTGCAGACCACCACATCGGTGGCAGCGATCTTGTCGTTGTTGACAGTGAACGAAACCTCAGCGGCTGCTGCGAGTGCAGCATCGGCGAGGGTGATCTGGCCGGACTCTGCGTTGAGAGTCACGGCAGTGGCCTTGTTAGTGGCCTGAGTGACAGTACCGCCAGTAGCGGGGCCGACAAGATTGCCAGCCGTTGCCTCAAAAATGGATGCCATGGTTAGTTACCTCGATCAATCAAGAGCAGAAGTCGAAGTAATCCGAACAATCCCGATGTTGTTCGTCTCGTAAACCTTGGTCCAGTTGCCCACGGTTTCGAGCTGTGCCCGAGTGGGGTTAGAGACGGAGGTGGAGAACTTACTTCCGATGGGGTGATAGACGTAATGGAGGTCGATGGCCATTGCGTCAGACTTCGCGAGCACATCGCGGTCCACCTCAGTGCGGAGTGCCATTTGCTCGCCAGAGCCAACAGCGCCTTGGGTGAACATGTAGCTGGCGTATTCGGTAGAAGCACCAGAGCCAGCGGTCTGCACATCAGCAGACACGATCACGCGCATACCCATGAAGGTGGGAACAGCAACGTTGCCAAAGGCGTTAGCCAGTGAACCCTGGGTTGCGCCAGAGTCAGGCTGACCGTTGTTGTCGTAGATCATGTCGAGCGCGCGGCGCTCTTTCAGGTCGTAATAGACCTTGGGGTGAACAACGATGGCAGCCAGCTTGTCGCCTTGGTCGCCCAGCAGGGACTGACCTTCAACCACCTGACGTGCAGTCAGTTGAGTGGGGGAGTCGCCAGATTCGCCGTCAACAGCCAGACCTGCGAAAGATGCAGAGCTGGTGTCACCAACAGCACCGAACACACCAGCCAGGCAGGACAGAAGATCCTTCTGACGCTGGTTGGCGATGTAGTCAGCAATCTTGTTGCCGATAGCAGCCATCGGGTCAGAACCGGCAGCCATAGCGGCCAGGTCGCGAGACTCGAAAGCACGACCACGGTGCAGAACGACGCCGACTTGCTTGTCGGCTTCGATCTTGCCGGGGGTCAGTGAAGAGCTATCCGTCAGACGCTCAAAATCGCCTGACAGGTTTGCTTTGAAGAAAGGGATTTGAACGTGGTCACCACCATCTTCGGAGGCGTTCAGTTCAGCCATAGGTTGCACCACACCGCTAGCCAAAAAGGCATCACGCTGAGTAGTAGCTTCCAAAACGTATGGCGTGAACACCTCCGGGATGATGATGTCAGAGCGAAGAGTCGCCATGACAGATCCTCAGAAAAAGATGTTTACGGTGTGGGCGTAACCCGATCGGCTCTGCGTAGCTTTGCCTTATTCCGCATATTAACGGTTAGCCGCAGCTTTCAACCTCTGATAAAGGTCAGGATCTTGCCTAAATAAACGTCCCTGCTCCGTCAGGCTGAACGTTTCAGGAGAAAACGGGTTCTTTCCTGCATAAGTATTGTCACCAGACATACGTCCTGAAGGCGCGCCACTACCCACCGGCTTGGGCGCTTTCTGCATATAGCTGGGCAAAGTCTTGGCCCACTCGCCAATCGGCTTGCGCTCGTAGCCATTAACGACGACAACAGTGCCATCAGCCTCGCGCTCGATCTGATCCGGCTTCAGCAAATCCGCCTTGAATACGATGCTCGGATCATGCACAACATCGGCCAATGCTGTGTTCGCAGGTGCAATC